CCTTCTTCAGACTGGTATGAATTATCCTGCATAGCCGCCCTTCTTCTTGGGTTTCCCGTTGGTTGTGCCCATCAACGCGGCAACCATGCCACTATTATTTGGTTTCTTTGGCTTCATAGTCTTATTCATAATGCCCTCTATTGCAATAATGGCATGAATTCAAGAATAATTGCAACTTAATCGTATTGGTGACGACGTTTGCCCACTAAGTCAATTAGGTCGTTCATTGTCATGGTCGAGCTACTGCCGATGCTTAGTGTGGGGTTGGGGACGGGGGCTTTCCTCTTGACCGGCTCCTTCCATACCCATGCCAGGTAGCGCAGCGTGTCGGCGAAGTGGTTCGTCCAGTCATGGACAGGGGTATCGGTAAACGTCTTGGTTTTGTCGTTCCATGCCCGCTGAAACTGTCCTATGGCGCTTATGAAGTGGTCCTGGCGTTCGTCTATCCATAGGCGCGGGAATAGCTGCCTGACCGCCATGATACCTTGCTGCTCAGTATTCCGGTTTTGCAGTATCGTGACGTTCTCAAGGCCATGGTCCTTTGTCATCTGCTCATATACTGACCGCCCCGCCGCCGCTAGCGTCTTTGCCTGGGCGTCATGGGGTAGCCAGTGTCGGGCGTACTCATAGGGCTTGCCGCGTATCACGCCCGCATAATGCGCCAAATCCTTACCGCTGGCGTGATAGCTGTCAATAATGCGCACTTCGCCCGCCAGCACTTGAACAAATAGAATTGCAGTGTCGTCGGTGTATCCGATATCCCATACCGTCGTGACGGGTAGCGTGTCGTCATAGTCTATACGGCATATGCGACTATCCGCCCGTGCCGCCGCTAGTTCGCTTCCGTAATAGCTACCTAAGATTGCGGCTTCGAAACTGCACATATACTCCTGATCGAATTGGGCATTCCCGAATGCATCGCCGTATAAAGCGACGTATTCTTGCCGTATCTTTACCAGTTCATCAGCGTCGAATGCCCCGGTGTCGGTTACCGTTGATATCTCAGCGAACCAATCGGGATCATTCTTGAACTGATTGTACATCGTATGCGCATGGTTCTTACCGCGCGGCGTCGTAATGAACGCCGCCCAGCCGTTGTTTTCTCTTAGCATAGGGCTGATATATCCCCAGCTTGCCGGGTTGCATAGCGCCCATTCGGAGAACGTGACACCAGCGACGCCAGCACCGACGAGACTGTTATACCTGTCGCTCCCAATTACTTGCCATGTGGAGCCATTCACAAACTTTATCATCATTGCCTGCTCGTCTTTACCGGCCCTAATGATTTCCGGGAATGCCTCGTCTATGCGACGCTTGCCAGTGTGAGGATTAACCGCCGTCCATAATGAGCGTCTACCTTGTTCATATTCGGGTAGCGCATGCCAGTACGTTGCTGGGCGTGTCATTGCCGCGACGGCTGCGCGGTGCAGCAAAACGTCATCCTTCCCCCACCTGCGATGCGCAATGGTGATGCTTCGACGCCCGCCCCTTTCAAGGTAGTCCCACAAGGGCCGCTGGCTTTCACGCGGCTTCCAATTATTCGGTATCCTGGCGACTACCATTCCGGTCAGTCGTCACTATAACGGATTATTTCAATTTTGGTTAACCCATTGTTTTCGTTCTTGTTTATTTCCAATCCATGCAATTTTGCGATGTGCATAGTTGCTTGAACAGCGACCGATGTTTGATCTAGTTGGCGCGCTCTTTCCCTGTCATGCTCTAATTCGGCGGCCAAACTTTCGATTGTTACTTCGGTTTTCAAGCGATGTTTTTCTTGAAATTTGGCGACTGCATTTCCAACGTTAACGTTTGTTAGCAGACGTGAAGCCTCAATTCTCGCAGATTTTGGCGCATAACCAGCGCGAATTGCCGCTTGAGTTCCATTGCCATCTACAGCGTATTCGCGGGTAAATTTCAGTTGTCGCGCTGTCAATTTCTTACTCATTCCCTTGGGTTCCCCTGATAATCTAATCGATTAAATATTACCGCTAACCAATTAAAGCAAATTATTTTCACCATTATTAAATAAAGCAGTTGACTAACGTGAACACCTTATCTAATATCAAATTATCAAAACAACACGGGAGAAATCAAAATGAACAGAGAACAATGGTTAACACAAGCCGCGCAAGATTTAGAAGCAGCACTCTTTGCGCCACTCGACAAATCACTGCCTGAGAAATGGCGCGTTTCATGCAGTTGGCCTTCAAGCCGGGCCAGCGGAAAAAACGCCAAAGGCGTAATCGGCCAATGCTTTGACCCCTCAGCCAGCGCAGACGGTACCGCTGAGATGCTGATAAGCATGTCCCAAGACGACCCCATTGAGGTGCTGGCAATCCTGGCGCACGAAATGGTCCACGCAATTGAAGGTATAGCAGCCGGGCACGGGGCACCGTTTAAACGCACTGCGCTTGCAATTGGATTGACTGGCAAAATGACAGCAACGGTCGCCGGGGACGCGTTTAAACAGTCTGTCGCGCCCATAATCACAAACCTTGGCGACTACCCACACGCCGCCGTTGATTTAACGAAGCGAAAGAAACAGACAACGCGCATGGTGAAAATGTCATGCAGCGATTGCGGTTACATCGCACGTACAAGCCGCGCCAATATCGAAAAACACGGCGCGACAATCTGCCCATGCAATCTTGAGCCAATGGCTCAGAGCTAAACCAACAAAGGAACAAGACCATGGAAAAGCCACAATTCGAACTGTCCCATTCAATCAGCCCTACCGGTATAAAATACGTAACGAATAACATAGTTGCGCCGATACGCCGCCGTATAACCTTCACGCTTAAAAACGCAGGCTTGGAGTTCAACCCAAACATTTCAGATATCACGCTTGAACAATTGGCGCGTAATCCATCCATAGCGCTAGACGCGGCGCGTTATGCTCGCAAGGTATTCCCAAAAATAGCACCACAACCAACAAAAGGACAAAAATAATGGAAATAGAAAATGACTACCAAGCATTAGTTTTAGCGTTAAAGCTAACAGTAACAGCACCAACAGCCGCAAAAGCTCAAGAGTGCGTTGAAATGGCCAAAAGCTTTGCAGCAAGCCTATCATCTGAGCAAATTCAACGTGCGAAGAGGGAAACAAGCCAATGAGCGGGTATGATTATGACGCGGGCATGAGCGTGAACGCGCTTGACGCCTATGAGTGTGGCCGCAAGCCATTATCTAAAATCAGCTTGAACGATTTAAGGTTTGCTGGATGGAAAGGAACCAAGGCGCTTGCGATGTCATTGGCAAAGTCAGGCTTTTGGCGCACGTCAGAATGGCACCATTCCGGCGGCACTTGGTACAACAAAGTCGATTTCTATGATCCATTGGAATTAGTGGATTTTTGGGAAAATTGCAGTGAAGACGATCAGCGAAAATTGGAACTGCAAAACACTAACAGCAAAAAAACAGACGACGGCGTGCGCGTAAAAGGTAGCTTTGTTCTATGGGGCGGTAGTCGCCGCAGCCCAAGACGGGTAGGCGAGCAAGATTTTGAGGGGATAAAGAAAGGCAACTGGATTTATCTTGATGCGGGCGGCAAGAAAAAGGCTGCTGGCAATCACATTACATTTGCAGAAATCTAAAGGGGAGTGAGACAAATGAAAAAAGTAATTGAAGGCAAAATCTACAACACCGAAACAGCAAAAATGGTGTGCGACACTGGAAATAATCTTTCAGTCAGTGATTTTGGTTATGAGCGCAGCGGCTTGTATCTGACCAAAAAAGGTGCGTTTTTCTGCGCTGGTCGCGGTGGACCAATGTCCAGCTACACGAGTTATGCCAATGGTGAGACTTCGGGAAGTAGCGGCTGCTACCCCGTGACCATAGAGGAAGCATTGACCATTGCGGAGCGTCACGCTTCGTCGGAAGTCATCGAAAAATTCTTCTCAGACATGATCGAGGAAGCATAATGAACAACTCAACGCGCCTGAAAAAATGGTTGCGCTTACGCCACGGCAGAGCCAGCGCATTGGCCCGTGAGCTAGGTATTTCACGTATGACCGTTCACTTTTGGTGTACGGGTCGCAGTTTGCCTTCGTTGAAATTACAGGTGTCATTGGACACAGCTACACAGGGAAAGATTCCTATTTCAGGATGGCCGCCATCGCGTCAAACTGGACGACCTAGAAAGACCGACACTAATTAGAGGGGTATCGCCGGGCGTTGTGCGGGCTGGTGTGTGCGAGGGAGACCGCCCGCACCGCCTCAGCTACAACGCCCAGCGACATTCCCCCTATATCATCATATTAGACACTTACGCAATCAGAACGGAATATCATCGTTCATGCTGCCCTTTTTTGTAACCTTGCTAACGACCGCGTCAGGAAAATGCGCTTTCGTTGCATTAACAAGACTATTTGATTCACTCTGCAAAATACGCCCGATTTCTTCCAAAGAGTAAACGCGGACGCCTTTTAGTGCTTCGTCCACCCTCAAAGCCTTACCTGCATCGCTCGTGGAGCGCGCTACAGCCATCTTGAACCCATCCTGGGTAGTATGTGACCAAATATCAGG